TGCTCCAGCGGCTTGTTGGATACCTAGTTTATTAAAGGAGTCAGTTAAAGAATTCATTGATGTTTGATAGTTACTCTTTACCGTATTAGTGAAATCATTAAGTAATGCTTTTTGCTGAGCTTGAGCATCTGCGAAGAGAGCTTTTGATTCAGTCTTATCTTGATTATAGGAACTAGCTAAACCTTGATATAGCTTACCAATAGCCGCTTTAGAGTTTGCAGCATTAGTCGTAGCTAGAGCTAGACTTCTTTGCAGTGCCGAGATTTGTGGATTGTACTGTAGATCCGTTGCACTACGCGCTTGAGATTCCAAAGCAGCCTGAGAAGGAGCAGAATAGCCACCACCTGCCATACTGCGTAGCAATTGCTGATAGAGATTGTCAAGGGCAGAGCCTGAGGTACCCGGTTGAACAGGACGAGGACTAGCAGCAGCCGGATGCAATCCAGCCTGAGCAGCAGCAGCGGCGGCGGCGGCTCCGGCTCCTCCTGGACTATAGCCAGGAAAAGTCCAGTTAAGAATGCTGCCTGGCCAATTCAGAGGAGGATCGGGAACCATCTTCCCTCCTTTTTATAAAGATCTAGAGGCCGAACTTAGCAGCCCGTCGAGCCGCAGCTTCCTTACGTGCGGTTTCCTTCTGAAGCTCTTGTTGTCGCTGGAATTGCGTTTGCTCAGTACCCAGGTCACCAAGCTGCGTGGTCTCGTTACGGCTCAGATTGCCTAAGTTTGTATTGTAGGTTTTCTCATAATCCGCCTGGCGCTGTCCGTAAAGACCTGATTTAAGAAGACCTCGTGCAGCAAAGTCGTTCATAATGTCTTGCAGGTCTTTGACGCGCTGATCACCCATAGCGCTGACACCAGACTGATAATCAGCCTTAACAGTGCCCTGGCGTTGGGTAATGTTAGAGGTTTCATCCGCCAATGTCTTAGCAAAAGCTCGAAGCTGATCCTGATAGTCAGCATCAGTCTTCAACCAACTATTTAACGAAGGAGGGGGAGGAGCAGGAGCAGCAGCAGGAGCACCACCGCCTCCCCCTCCACTAATTCCACTACCCCCACCGCCAGTAATTCCGCCACCGCCGCCTCCCCCAGTATTGTATGAAGGGGCAGAATAAGCACGAGCAGGGGGCTTATAGACGTTTCTATCACGCTGAACAGGAGCTGGGGCCGGAGCAGGAGTACCTCGCCCGGTATCAATAAGCATTTAGCATACCGCCTAAACTGATCGTAACCAATCAGATGACATAAAATTACCTTGCATATTTGCTTTCATTCGTCGTAATATAGCGTCCCTACGAGCAGATTGTCTCGCGTCTCGTTCCTTATAACCCATGGGATCTGAAGGGCCGATGTTGGGAAATGGACGTCCACCACCATAGATCTTATCCCCTACCGCGTAGGGATTAATGTCATAAGCGGCCATCTGTCACCACCAAAATCACCATCAGTTCACGGCCTTAGGAACGGTCTGCTTAACCTTCGTAGCCACCGTAAGAAGATAAAGACGGCAGGGACCATCAGAAGTTGTTCCTCCTGTGGAGAGATCAACCCGGAAGTTAATCTGACGATAACGAAGTGCTTTAAGGAATCTAATCTCACGTCGCTGTGCTCCTGATCCAGTAGCCACAGGAGAAGAAACTGAGGAAGCATTGGTAAGTGGACTATCCCAAGTCTTTAGTCCATCCCATTTAGTTCCTTGGTTAGTGAAGTCACTCCATAGAACCTGGAAGCTAAACACAATAGGTGTTGCAGTACCCGTAACTGTAGTGTTTGCTAGAACATCAGCTCCCCACCAAAATAGACGCTTAAATAAGTGGGAAGCTCCAATGTCGTAATTCTTAGTAAGCGCACTACATACAATTGGGTAAAGTACCGATGCGGATTGCTCAAACGTGGTAGCATCGTAACCGTCGCGTAAGTGATATACCTTTTTATTAGTATGAATGCTAGACCCAGCAAAGTACTCAACATTGACAGACTGTGATACGTTGGAAGGCATGGCAACCCATGGACCGAAGTTATGCAAATCGGTGCTTGCTGATTGCCACTGAGTCCACACACGAGTACGTAATCCGTATGCATAGATACTGTTAAAGTAGCGTATAACTAAGCGATCTCCAATAACATTAAGAAATACATCTTCATCGCGTGTTGCACTACCAGGTGAAGATCCATCAAATACAAATCTACATTTAACATTAATCTTGTTGAAGTCGTAGTTTACAATCTCAAAGATGGAACCTTCATGGTATACAAATACTGAGTTCTCGTAGGATACAACACAGTGACGCTGAGTTGCTCCCACAGTAGGGCTAATGTTCTCAATAACTGCATCAGAGGGAGATGTCTCATAAGCAAGAACGTATGTTGCATCTTCCTTGAAAAGAAGTAAGTTCCCACGATAGACAGCAATGTCAATGAGCTTAGTACCATCACCGTTAGCTACATTAGCAAAGTTAACACCGGGTGCAGCAGTAGTACCAGCAGCGGGGTTATAATCATCAAAAGAAGCAGGCTCACTAAACACAAGCTGACTTGTGAACGTCGTTGCCGTCTTACCTGGTACTACGAAAAGGCGCTCCTTAAAGACAACTGCTGCCCCACCTTTAGCCATGTTGGGTACTGCGGTAAACCCTCCCACTGGATCCCATGTGCCTCCAGGATTAGCAGATGTAGGACCTGCAATAAGGTGTACTTTATCCGCATACTGAACCATACACAAAGCTTGAAAAGTGTTAGTAATTAAAGTCCATGCTCCAGATGCAAATTGGTATACACCATTAGTATTAGAGCCAATAACATAGTTACCCGAAGAAAAAATACCAACGCCAATACAGACAATACGCTCTGTCCATGTTCCCGCTAAATCAGTTGTATCTTGAATTGGAGGACGGCTAGCAAGCGAACCATCAATGTCAAGTTCTAAATTGATACAGCCAACAAGTTCCGCATCAGCTACTGCTGAAGGATCACTAGAGGTGTTAAGCCCACCAATAAACGGACCAAGGCGCAAGACATCGGAAGGCATCCTAACACCTCCTTAACTTAACCGAATGAGAATCATAGTTGAGTTCTGACGTAATGTTATGTTTTCAGCAGTTGCAGTTTGCTGTGCAAATCGTAGCTTAAATGTACCCGCCGTTGACGTAATAAGAATACCATGAGGAATAGCAGCCAGGTCTGGAGTGGTAACAGCTCCCACAGCGCGGGATACGTTCCATGCTTGGTGAGACATGCGCATAACGTCAGTATCACTACCCGCCGCAGTACCAAGTCCCGCAGGAACCCAACCACCAGCAAAAGTTCCTGAATAGTTAAATTGGAGCTGTAAGTCGGGAGTGTTTGAAGCAGCCGCAGTAAACTGAAGATACGAGATCATAAAGTATGTAGCCGGTGATACACATGCAACCGACAGATCAGTTGCGTCAACTAGGGTAACACTGTTGTTGACGCTTTGATCTGCTGTCTTAACAGCGGAAAGTATCGTTCCAAACTTAGACCAAACACCTCCATCCCATACGGACGGCATGTTTGCTAAGTCAGTACGAAGAACTCCCTTTCCTGTATAAGGCGATCCAGGAAAAGAAGATACTGGCTGAAACCCCATAGCCGTATCAATAATATCATACTGGGCATTAAGATCAGCAGCTACGTCAACAGCGTCAGCAGAACCAGGAGTTCCAGAAGGCTTAAACAGATTAAGACGTGTCGTGAACGTTCCCATTTACATGTCCCTTCTTAATACCAATCCTCGTCTTCACGACACACAGTAATTCTAGTATATGATTCCCTGTTGTGGCTTTTCTCTTGAGCTTTCTGTCCAGCTACAGCAGCATTAAACTCCTGAGCTTTATTCCCCACAGAAGTCCAATCTTCGTCAAGTTCATAAGCTTGTTTAAGGCTGTACTCAACAACCGCTGCATGATAGCCTAAAGGTAAATCAAGAACATCAGTATCATTGACCATATCCGTAGGCTGACGATAGTAATAAAGTTTAAAGCCATTTGTTACGTTAGCAGCAGGTGTGGGAAAGACTGTGATAGCACCAGCAAAGGTACAGTACACCACAGGATCAGCTTGACCAAATAATGATCCATCGTAACCATCGATATACTCATCAAATTCTTGAACACTGAGACCTTGAAGATGAAAGTAGGCTAGTCCTGCTGAATTCTGAAACTTAAGACTACGAAGCTGACGCAGATCCGTGGGGAGAGTATAGACCGAAGTTCCAGCTACTGCATTGGTCTGTGAAGTTTTTTCTAGCAGCTCAGGATTCTGCATGACAACTTCACGCTGACCATCGTTAATCCAGCGCAGTAGGTCTGCATCAGTTACTTGAACCGAAGATTCGTCACCAAAGGATCGACGAACACGGATCTTAACATCCTGAACCTGCATTTAGCTATTCACCTCATCGGATAGAGGCACCAAAACCCATGCAGCTAGTCCGAGAGCCACTAGATTCCAGCGTGCTGGAATACCAAAGCCAGCCAATATAAAGAGGATAGTAGCCACAAGATAGCAGATCAGCTTAAATAAATGCACTAGACCCGCCTCCCGTTATGATCGAGCTTCACAATCTTACCATCAGCAGTCTTATGTTTAGTAATGAAAGGTGAACGATTCGTTGCTAAGAAATGTGTTTGATCTGCCAGCTCTGCATGAAGCTCTAGCGATTCACGAAGCTTAAATGCCTCTTCAGCTTTCTCACGAAGTTCGAGGCTGCGTAGTACATCCTGATTCTTTGCGTTACCCTCCCATAAGCGCGCTAGTAAGTCGATAGGATTATCATCGTCACCAGCAAACATAATGACATAAGCCCGGCCAATAGGAGGGCAATGACATACAGCGTATGGTTTAGACTCTTCACTGTTCCGTGCCTTAGGGGGGATCCAGCGTAACTCAAGATAGGGATCAATATCTTGGAGGATCTCCGATAACCTTAGCCATTTATCGGAGACTAATATCCCATCCTCCGTCATGACCAGAGGATTATCGAATTGGTCCATAACTAGTCGGCGACCCTTCTAGCCCATAAAGATACAGCATATACTGTACCACCAGCATTGTCATTAGCTACTGCATTGACTGTGAGTGCACTGGTACCGTTAAGTCGGTGTGTTGTCACATATTCACCAATAAATAAGTTGCTGTTAATAGCAACTACTGGATTAACAAGCTGTCGTAATACAGTAGCACCTAGCTGCAACTGAAGGTTATCAGCTATTGAAGCGTTAGTACCCCCAGTAGTAATTCGTGCCATAACATGTACTTCATACAAGCCTTTAGGGGGGGCAGCAATCGTAGCGATTACTAGCCCTACTGTGGGAGCGGTTTGAGTACCATAGTTAGTTAGACTCTGATCACCGCTCTGAACGTTGCCCATAAAATCCCCTAGATATAAATAAAAGAGGCCGGATCAGAGACGAGAGCGGACCCCATAACGCCCTATCAATCTGATCCGGCCTCTGCACAAAAAAGCTACTGACTAACCTTCGGTGATGTTGGTCATGATACCATGTGTATTACGACGATGCGTAGCAATCTCACAGTACTTAAACAGAGTAGCGTTGTAAGCGTCGAAGTAGTTAATAACACCACCAGTGTTACCAATAACTCGCTGCCACATCGAACCATCCCGGTTCATGAAGGACCAGTCACCAGCCTGGTACAGCTTAATCTCCTTCTCATTCAAGAAGAAAGCCGTAGACCAAGGACAGTCCACATCAGAGACCAGAGGAATATCCCCATCATCTGTCGTGAATGCCAGGCCGGTAAAGCCACCATCAAACTTCTGAGTATTAACGAACTGGCGCTGCTGAGAGAGCAACGCAAAGTAAGCTCGCCGAACACCCAGAGAAGTGAAGATAACCGTGACATCTCCACCATTAGTACGGATATTGTCTACCATGGTAATCATACGGCCCTCAGAAAGAGCAGCCGCAGCCGAGTCAACAACCGACTTCCACAGAGGGATAGTCGCAGGGTTGATGTTGAACAGAGTGCCAGCATTAGACACGATTTCGCGTAGGCCGTGGATCTCCTTTGTCCGGTTGTTAGTCCGAACAAAGTAGTCACCAGAAGCCGTAGCGCCAGTAGCAGCAGTAGTAAAGGTGACCGTGGTCGAGCCAACCGAAGGAGTGTCCGGCTGAACGTTGGTGATAACCTTACCAGTACCACCAGCTTTAATGGTATCGGTGTTGTCGAAGATATCGACAATCATACCGATTTCCATATAGATAGCCTCAGCATTGGAGCTTACTAAGGTGGTGGTTGTACCAG